GCTCGCAAGAACTCACGCTGGTTGTCGACGAGTTCGCTGATCGCTACATCAAGCCGGCAATGGCGACCATCGCCAACAAGATCGATTTCGACGGTCTTGGCCTCGCCGCAAACGTCGCGAACAACGTTGGCACGGTCGGCACCACTCCGAACGACATTGCAACGCTGCTCTCCGCTGGTAGCGTGCTCGACAACGAAGCAACGCCGCGCGATGGCAGCCGCACGGTCGTGTGGGATCCGGCAACGAACGCGTCGATGGTCAAGGCTGCATCCGGCCTGTTCAACCCGTCGCGCTCGATCGGCGCTCAGTACGAATCCGGCATCTTTCAGGCTTCGTCGCTCGGCTTCGACATCGGCATGGATCAGAACATCAACGTGTTCACGTCCGGCACGCGCACGAACGGCACCGTTTCCGGCGCTGGTCAAACCGGCTCGACGCTGACCGTTACCGGCCTCGGTGCTGCTGGCACCGTCGCGAAGGGCGATACCTTCTCGATCGCGGGCGTGTACGCTGTGAACCCGCAAAACCGCCAGTCGACCGGCGTTCTGCGCAAGTTCACCGTGACCGCTGCCGCAACGGCTGACGGCTCGGGCAACGCAACGCTGTCGATCTTCCCGGCGATCAACACCGCGGCAAGCAATCAGCAGTATCAGACGGTTTCGGCTGGTCCGGCGAACGCTGCCGTCGTGACGTGGGACGTTGCGCCGTCGACGCAGTACAGCGCGAACCTCGCGTATCACAAGGACGCGTTCACGCTCGTCACCGCTGACCTCGAAGACGTGTCGCAGTATGGCGCATGGGGTGCTCGTCGCATGCACAAGGGCATTTCGATGCGTATCAGCCGCCAGTACGCGATCGGTACGGATACCGTCCCCTGCCGTATTGATGTTTTGTACGGTTGGGCGGCTGTGTATCCGGAACTCGCCTGCCGTATCGTCCGCTGATGACGTTGATTCAGCAATCGGCCCCCGCTTCGGCGGGGGTTTTTCCTTCCGACGAGCCGATGGCATACGAAAAATTCCCCGCATGGGCGACTGGCCCCGATGGTGCGCAACGCATCGTCAACAGCCAGGACGAGTTAGACGCTCTCCCTGGCTTCACGGTGCCTGAATACGTGCCGCCTGTGCCGCGCGAGCAGAAGCCGGAATTCGTCGCATATCCGAAATGGATTGGCGATCAGCTTGTGCAGAACGCGGAAGAAGAATCCGCACTGCTCGGCTCTGACGACGTGGACACGCGCGAAGCCCTGTTGAAGATCGCGGCAGAGAAGGGCGTGAAGATCGACAAACGATGGTCCGATGACAAGATCCGGGCCGCACTAGAGGCTAGCTGATGCAGCAATACCAAGACAGCGTAACGCACGCGAACGGGACGCCCGTTGCAGGCGCAAGCATTCGCGTTCTGACCGCTGCCGGCGCACAGGCGACGATCTACAGCGACAACGGTGTGACCGTGGCGGCAAACCCGATCAAGGCAGGCGCTAACGGCCAGTTCTCGTTCTACGCTGCCGATGGTAATTACACGCTCGTCATCAGCGCGGTAGGTCATGTTACGCGCACGTTGACGGGCATCGTGCTTGATTCGTTGGGGTCGAGCGCGAGTCTGCCGGTTGCTGCCGTGCTTGATGGCACGGAAAGCGTCACGGCAAAGCAAGCCGGCGGCGTCGTGCAAACAACGCTCGCGAAGATCGCGACGTTCGTGCTGTCGATCTTCTCAATTCTGATTGCAGCAGGGCCGGGGGCGGTCGCTCGCACGATCCTCGCGAGGCTGGGTGATCTTCCGGTTAGTATTCGAGATTTCGGCGCAAAGCTGGACGGCGTGACGGACGACGCGCCCGCGATTAATGCTGCGTTGGCGTACGTCGCATCGATTGGCGGTGGGGTGCTGGTCGATGGCGGCCCCGGCGTGGCGCTGCTGAAGTCAAATCTTCACGTTGGCGCGAACACGCATATCCGGTTTTCGAAGAACACCATTATTCGTCGCGGCGCGTATATCGGGCGCCTACTCGCGAACGATCTCGGCGTCACGTTGAGCATCGGCGGTTACAACGGCAATAGCAACATCATCATCGAAGGCGGCATTTGGGACTGCAACGGCCAGAACTTCTACAGCGCGACGAATTGCTTTGAGATCGGCTACGCCCGTAACGTCAAACTGCTGAACCTGACGGCAATGAACCTCGTCCGGGCGCACTGCCTGGACCTGTCGGCAAGTCGGGATGTCGAGATCGCCGGTTGCCGGTTCCTTGGATATGCGAGCGATCCGAATACGGATCGGGCCGATACGTTGGGCGCTGATCGGACCTACGTCGAGGCGGTGCAACTCGATCACAACGTACAGGGATCATTCAGCTACGGCGCGCTGGATCGAACCATTGATCTGAATATCACTTTCCGTAACAACTACGTCGGCCCCAATCCTGACAACACCGATCCGCGCTTCGGTTCCTTTGGTGCAGGCATCGGCGGGCATGGCGCAGTTGCGAACGCCTACCAGACGGGCGTCAAGGTAATTGGTAACTACTTCGACCAGTGCGGCTTCGCAGCCGTGCGAGCGTACAAGTGGGTTGATGTCGTCGTGCAGGGAAACACGTTTAACGCGTGCGTTCGCGGCGTCCATATCACGCCGGTTTCGCCGGGGCAGGATGGTGCCATTGATGCGAATGGCGTTCAGACGAACCTTCCTCAGTGCGGCTCGCGTTACAAGATCTCGGGCAATGATTTCGTGGGCATTACCGACATCGGCGTATTCATCGCTGCGCCGACGTTCGTTGACACGAACTATGCGAAGGTGAGGCACGTAACGATCACTGGCAACAACTTCGAGGGCGTCACGAACGCCGCGATCGACGCACGGTGGGCGTCCTATATCGCCGTCAGCGGAAACACGTTCAACAGCGTGAAGTATGCGATGCAGATGCGTTTCTGCGACAACGTGACATTCTCCGGAAATACTGCCGACAACGTTGCGACGAATTTCTTCTATGTGTATGAGAACACTGAGACGACGTTCGGAGGGCAGGGGCTTACTTCGAATATCACCGTTTCCGGCAACATCGCGAAAAACATCGGATCGTCGGGTATCAATATCGGCGGTCCGGCGACTGGCTTCACGATAACCGGAAACCTGCTCTCGGCCGTGAGCATGTCCACAGGAACCGGGCAGGGCATCACCGCGAACAGCAGCGCGAAGAACGGCCACATTGCCGGAAACAGGGTAATGGACGCGGGCGCAGCGCTCAAAAATCCGTATGGCGTCCAAGTGACGTCGACGTGTTCCAACGTGACAGTCGGTGCAAACGACGTATTCGGCGCAACGGCCAGCTACCAGATTCAAGGCGCGACCAACAGCATGCTGGCGCAGACACAGCAAGTTCCGAAGCCTGTCACTGGTTCCACCTATACGCAGACCGCGCAGGATGCCGCATTGGTTTTCAACGGGACGGCAGCGCAGACAGTAACGCTGCTTTCACCGGCAGCGGTTCCGGGGCAAATTCTCAACGTGAAGAACATCGCCGCGTTCGCGGTGAACAGCGCATCGGCGAACGTCGTGCCGCTTGGATCGGCGACGGCGGGAACAGCAATTCTCGCAGCGGGGCCGGGTAAATGGGCGCTTCTCCAGTCGGATGGAACGAACTGGATCACCCTCATGGCTAACTGATAGGTGCGGCACCACACCACACTAAAGGAGCCCCATGCTCGGAATCATTCAAAAGCGGTCGGACGATCAACTCGGCTAACTAAATGTCAATTTCTCTCCAGCAGTCGGGCGCGACTACCGCGGTCGACTTGATTACGCTCGCCTTGAAAGACATTGGCGCGCTTGGTATCGGGCAGGCAGCAAGCGCTGAAGATACCGCCGATGCGCTCGCTACGCTGAATATGATGCTCGGTCAGTGGCAGGGCGAGCGTCTTTCGGTTTATCACCTTGTCGACACGGCGATTCAATCGACCGGAGCGCAGACGTACACGGTCGGCACTGGCGGCGATTTCAACGTTCAGCGGCCGATCAAGATCAACGCAGCATATGCGCGACTCAATGCGGGCAGCTCGACGCCGATCGATTACCCGGTTCGGATTATCGAGTCGATGGAGGACTATTCGCGCTTGGCGTTGAAGGGGCTGCAATCGTTCCCTGCGTGGGCCTATTACGACCCGGCTTTCCCTCTCGGAAACCTGACGTATTACCCGATCCCGGACAGCACGTTTCAGCTTCACATCGTCACGATGGAAGCGCTGCCGCAGTTCACGGCGCCGGCACAAGTCGTCAACCTGCCGCCTGAATACATGGCGGCGATCCGCTACAACTTGGGTCTGTATCTCGCGCCGTCGTATCAGATTGATCCGCAACGATCGCTGGTCGGCCTCGCGCTGAATGCCAAGCGTGTTGTGAAGCGCATGAACTCTGCCATTCCTTCGATGACCATGCCTCGCGGCCTCGGCTCGAAGCAGCGTTACAACATCTACAGCGGCTCTAATTACTGATGCGGATTCCTCTGACTGGCGGTGCATACGCCGCGAAAAGCGTCATCGCCGACGCGCAGCGCTGCGTGAACCTCTACGCAGAGCAGAACCCACAGGACGCCGCGGCGCCGTTCACGTATTACCCGACGCCGGGGCTTACGCTCGTGTCGTCCCCTCCCGTTGCTGGCGAATCGCGCTGCATCTACACCGCGACGAATGGCAAGCGATTCGATGTTGTGGGCACGGACGTCTACTACGTTGACGCATCGAACGTCTATACGCAGATCGGCGTGCTTTCTACGCAGTCAGGCGTTGTTTCGATGGCCGATAATGGGGCATCTGTGTTCCTGGTTGATGGCTCTGCGATCGGTTACACGATCAATCTAGAGAATAACGTCTTTACCGTCTGCAATGATTCAGCGTTTTACGGCGCCGATAGGGTTGAGTACGTCGACGGATATTTCGTGTTCAACCAGCCGAAAACGCAGCACTTTTACATTTCGAAGTTCAACGATATCACGTTCGATTCGCTCGACATTGCAAGTAAATCGACGTATGCAGACAACCTTGTAACGCTCGCGGTCATGCACCGTGAGATATGGCTGTTTGGCGAGTTGACGACAGAAGTTTGGTACAACACCGGCGCATCAGATTTCACCTTCGGCCGCATGCCGGGCGTGTTCATCGAACATGGATGCGCGGCGAAACATTCGGTCGCAAAGATTGATCTCGCGCTGTTCTGGCTCTCGAAAGACCTGCAAGGGCAGGGCTGCGTGTTCGCCGGCAGGAACTACGCAGCAGAGCGCGTTTCGACTCACGCGCTAGAGCAGGAGTTTCTAACGTACAGTCGGATAGACGACGCGATCGGCTTTTCGTATCTGCAAGGCGGCCACGCGTTCTATGTGCTGACGTTCCCGACCGCCAACAAGACGTGGTGTTTCGACACGGCAACCGGCCAATGGCATCAGCGCGGGTATCTCGAAGCAGACGGCTCGATCAGCCGGCATCGCATGAACTGCTATTCGTTCAACGGCGGGCAAAACCTCGTTGGAGATTGGGAAACGGGGAATGTCTACGCGCTAGATCCGGACGCCTATACCGACAACGGCAATCCGATTCTCTGCCTGCGCAGTTTCCCGCACATCAGCGGCTCGGACGGAAATCGCGTTCTTTTCCGTCAGTTCATTGCAGATATGGAGGTCGGTAACGGCTTGCCTGACGACTCCGCGGGGCCTGAAGTGCGGCTGCGTTGGTCGGATGATCGCGGGCGCTCGTGGGGGAATGCGGTCACGAATTCGCTCGGCAAGGTGGGCGAATACCTGACTTCGATCCAATGGCAGCGCCTTGGATATGCGCGCGATCGTGTGTTCGAACTGTCATGGTCGGCGCCAGTCAAGACCGCGCTTAACGGCGCATGGGTCGACGTTTCGAGGGCCAGGACATGAGTTCGCCGACGAACTTTCCTGACGTTGGCGTTCCGATGACCGACCCGAAGACGGGCCGGCTTTCGATGGTCTGGTTTCAGCTATTGCTTGCGCTGTTCAATCGGACTGGCGGAACGTCGGGCGGTTCATCGGGCGACTTCACGGCAGAGATCGACGAGCTATTCCAGCAACTTCAATCGCTGGTTTCGCCGAACTATGCGTCGGAACTTGCGCGTCGTATTGCTGATGTCGAGGCGGCGCTATCTGCGCTGCTCGTGTCTATCAAACAGAGCGAGCCAGACGCGCCGATTGCCACGCACGGCATTCATGACGCAGCAGACCTGCACGCAGTCGCAACGAGTACGGCTAACGGCTTCATGTCGAGCACCGATAAGGCGAAGCTCGATGGCATGTCCGCAACAGTCGAGGACAAGTTTGTGTCCGGCACCGGTTTTACGGCCGGCGTGACCACCTCGCTAACGCTTTCAAAGGCGTACACGTCGACGGCTGCCGTGATGGTCCATTTCGACGGCGCTTTCCAAGGTAGCGACCAGTACACGCTCAGCGGCAACACGATCACTTTTACGTCTGCGATTCCGGTGGGCACGCAAACTGTCTACGCAAGAGGCTAACGAATGACGACGACTTACAAAGAGTTGGTCAAGGGTGCATCCCTGACCGGCACTGCAGCATCGCTCTATGCCGCACCGACTGCGACCTATGCGGCTATCCACGCTGCGAGCGCGAACAACCCGACTGGCGGCGTTTTGACGCTCAACGTCTACAAGGTGCCGTCAGGCCGATCGGCTGATGCTACGACGCGCATTGCGTCGAAGAACATCGCCGCTGGCGTAACGGCGCAGTTTCCTGAGTTGGTCAATCACAAGCTCGAACCCGGCACGCAGATTTTTGCGGATGGTAACGGCTGCTCGATCAGTGTCAGCGGCATTGAATACGTAAAGGATAGCGCATGAGCGATGTGGTTCTGATTGGAGGCGTCGACGACATGCGCGGCAAGGTGTTCGCGCTTGAGGACCAGTTAAACAAGTTGCCGCAAGTCGAATGCCCGGTCTGGAATCACTTCGCGCCAGGGCTGTACGCTCGAAAGATGCTGATTCCGAAGGGTGTAACGCTGACGGGCGCTATCCACAAGACAGAGCATCTATGCGTCATTTCGGGCGATATCACGGTGACAACCGATGACGGCGTGAAGCGCATCACTGACGCGCACGCGATTCTGACGTCCAAGCCAGGCGCCAAGCGTGCGGGGTATGCCCACGAAGACACGTATTGGACAACCGTTCACGCCACGAATGAGACGGACCTAGACAAGCTCGTCGAAGAGTTGACCGAATCAAAGCAGAGCGAATTGCTCGGCGGACCTGATAACAAGCAAGCGAACGCCAATCGGCTAGAGGGGTAACTATGTCTTTCGGTCTTTCCGCCGCCGCAATTGGTGGCATCGCGGCGGGCGTCGGCGCAGTCGGTGGGGCATATATTTCCTCGCAAGGCGCGAAAAGCGCCGCTAGCACGCAGGCGGCCTCCGCCAATTACGCAGCCGATCTTCAGAATCAGCAGTATCAGCAGAACGTCCAGAACCTTCAGCCGTATTCGGACTTCGGCAAGAACAATATTGACAGCCTGCAATCGCTGCTCAATAACCCGGCGCTGACACAGGGTTTCTATTACGACAAGTTCAGCGCGCCAACGGCGGCACAGGCTCAACAGACGCCGGGCTATCAGTTCACGCTCGATCAGGGGCTGAAGGCGACGCAGAACAGCGCGGCGGCTCGCGGGCTTGGCACGTCTGGGGCGGCACTCAAAGGAGCGGCTAACTACGCGACCGGCCTTGCAGACTCGACATACAACGACGTCTACAACCGGGCGCTGCAAAGCTACAACACGAATTTCAACAGTTCTTTGAGCCAGTACAACACGAATCAAAGCGTATTGGGCAATCAGATCAACCGCCTGCAAACGGCTGTGCAGACCGGCCAGAACTCGGCGGCAATGACGGCGCAGCAGGGTACCGCGGCAGCAGCCAATGCGGGCAACTATCTGACGAGCGGGGCGAATGCGACGGCGGCTGGTACGGTCGGTGGCGCGAACGCATTGAGCGGCGCACTTGGCAGCATGGGTAACTCCGCGATGCTCTACGGCTTGATGCAGAACAACGCGGGAGGCGCGGGGAGTGCCGCATCGGTCGGTGTTCCCGGCTGGTCGCCGGCCGGAAGCTAACGAGACAACAGGATAAAAATGCCGATCGATACCAGCATTGCATTGCAGGCGAAGGCGCCTGAGTTCAACCCGCTTCAGCAAGCGTTGCAAGTCGCGCAGTTCCGAGCATACAACGCTAATGGCCTTGCCGCGCAGCAAGGTCTTGACGCTAACCGCGCTATCTCGGCGGCCTATCAGCAGGCGACCGACCCGACGACGGGGCGCGTCGATAACAATAAGCTGATGGCGCTGATTGGCGGCAACCCGGCTGCGGCATTCAAGCTTGGCGACGTGGTGCAAAGCATCAATACGCAAAAGCAGCAGCAGCAGACGCTCGACCGCGGCGACATCGCGCTTAACAACGATCAGCGCAACAACTATGCGGACAGTCTGAAGTTCCTGACGCAACAGTTTGCCACCGTCGACCCAAGCGACCCGAAGGCGCAGGGCAAGTTCCTGCAGATCGCGGGCGACGCTATCAATCAGGGGCACGTCAACCCGGCGATGGTGAAGGCGACCGTCGCGCAGATGCCGGATGATCCGTCGCAGTTCAAACCGTGGTTTCAGCAAAAGCTCGCGTCATTCCAAGACGTCGGCGCGCAACTCGGCTCGATCACGCCGAAGCCTACGCAGATCGACAATAACGGGTCCATCCAGTACAAGGATACGAATCCGATTACGAATCCGAGCATTGTCGGGGCAACTATCAATAAGACATTGACTCCGACGGAAGCTGCATCCCAAGTTTCTGTGCAGAAGGCGGACGGAACGACTGTGACGGTCCCGAACGCAACTCGCCTGCAACAGCAAGGGCTTGGTGGGCTTCTTCCGCCAAACGGTCAGCCGCAGCAGGCCACCGGAAACGGTCGCTACGGTTCGTCTTCGACCAATCCTGAGTTCCAGACGGCTCCCCCGGCTGGCGTCGTCGATGCTAACCAGAAAGCGAATGCGGCTGGCGGCGACATGCTTGTTGCGGATCAGCAATCGAACGCCAATTCTGGTACGCGCATCAACATACTTCAGAACGCAGGCGATGCACTTTCGAAGGCGCAGACGGGCACGGGCGCCGACAAGCTGAACGCAGTTCGAGGCTTGGTTGCAACGCTTGGCGGCCCTGCTGACAAGGTTGCGTCCTACGACGAGGCGAATAAGTACCTCACGCAGTACGCGCAGCAGAAGGCGGCTTCGTTCGGGCATGGAACAGACTCGCAGCTCGCCGCGGCTATCGCTGGCAACGGAAATACGCACATCTCCAACCTTGCCGCGCAAGACGTGGTGAAGGTGAACCTTGGTCTTGAGCGCATGGAGCAGGCGCGTATGAAGGCGTGGGAAAGCGCCGGCCTGCAGCCGTCGCAATACGGTCAGTGGAAGTCGCAATTCGGCTCGACGATGGACCCGCGTGTGTTCGTTGCCGACCAGATGGACCCGGCCAAGATTCAAGGCATGGTCAAGAAGATGAACCCGAAAGAGCAGGCGACGTTCCGCACGCAATATAACTGGGCGGTTCAGAACGGCTTTATCAACGGACCTCAGTAATGGCGAACTATGACGATGTCTTCGAGGCTGCGGGAAAGCAATACAACGTAGACCCGAAACTTCTGAAAGCCATGATGACGCAGGAAAGTTCGGGTAATCCGAACGCCTTATCTCCGAAGGGTGCTGCCGGCCTCATGCAGTTGATGCCGGCGACCGCTAAGGAAATGGGCGTGAAGAACCCGAACGATCCCGCCCAAAACATCATGGGCGGCGCTCGGTATATGTCGCAAATGCTCGACAAGTACGGCGACGTGAATACCGCTCTCGCTGCCTATAACGCCGGCCCTGGCGCTGTCGACAAGGCGGGCGGAATCCCGAACTTCCCGGAAACGCAAGGCTACGTCAAGCGGATCTCCGCGAACTATCAAGGAAAGCCAATGGCGCAATCCACGCTTCCCGGCTTGCCGCCTACGGCCGATAGCGCATCTTCTGGCAGCGACCCGTTTAGCAAGCTCATGGTCGGCTCGACGACCGCGGCCGCGCCTTCGGCTCCTGTTGCAGACGGCGACCCGTTCAGCAAGCTCATGGCGACGAAGCCGGCCGCACAACCGGCGCAAGCGGCGCAACCTCCGAGCGGCGATACCCCGCAAGGGCAGTGGCATGCTCCTGGCGCTGTGACGATGGGTATTGGCGACGTTATCAAAGGCGGCGTTCAGTCGATGGTGCATGGTGGCGCATGGCTTGCCAACAGGATCGCGCCCGACTCGCAATTCACGAAAGACATTAACGCGGCGGTCCCGCAAGTCGACCAAGCGATTACGTCTCAAGATGCGCAGTACGCACAGCAGCGAGCGGCGCAGGGCGGAACGGGCGTCGATCTCGGGCGCGCAGCCGGCAACGTCATCGGCAGTCTTCCAATGGCGGCAATGCCTAGCGGGGCGGGTGGCGGATTACTGGCGAAAGCTGGCGCTGGTGCTTTGTCGGGAATCGCGAGCGCAGCAGCAACCCCTGTCGTCAATGCTGGCGATAACTACGCGCAGCAGAAGGCTATGCAGCTCGGCACTGGCGCTGCGGTCGGCGCTGTTGCAAACCCGCTCGTTAGCGCGATCGGCGGCGCTGTCGCTCCGAAGATCGGTGAAGCACAAAAGAGGCTGCTCGACGCTGGCGTTCCGCTCACTCCCGGCCAGATCAAGGGTGGCAATTGGTCGAAAGTCGAAGATATGGCAACGAGCCTGCCGGGTGTTGGCAATGTCGTGCGCAACGCACAGCAACGCGCATTGCAGGGCTACAACAACGCCACTTATGACAAGGTGCTTGAACCGCTCGGCGTGAAGTTTGCCGACGTTGCGAACGGGGCGAAGACGGGCAGCGAAGGCGTCGCAGCGGTCAAGAAGACGATCTCAGACGCTTACGACAATACGCTGTCGCAGATGACGTTTAAGCCTGACGGCCAGTTCCAACAGGGATTACAAACCCTCGCGTCGATGGCGCAATCGCTGCCGGCGACCGAGCAGAAGCAATTTCTCGACACGCTGCAGCGGCAAGTCGCGGGGAAGATCAACCCGCAAACTATGTCGATGGACGGCGCAACGCTCAAGGAAGTGCAGGGCGAACTTGGCCGGCTGGCTCGCGGCTGGTCTAGCGATCCGTCTGTCGACAAGCGCAACCTTGGCGCGGCAGTTGGCGATGTCAAGAACCTGATCGAGCAATCGCTTGGTCGGACTAACGCGCCGGAACTGGCGGAATCGCTGAAGAGTGCCAATGCAGCCTATGCGAACTATGCGCGCTTGCGTGGCGCTGCCGCATCAAGCGGCGCCATGAATAACGACGGTGTGTTCACCGCTGCGCAGTTGCAAAGCGCGGTTCGCGGAGCGGATAAGTCGGTAGGCAAGGGCGCCACCGCAACGGGTAACGCGCTGATGCAAGACTGGTCAAGTGCAGGCCAAAGCGTGCTAGGCAATAAGTACCCCGATTCAGGTACGGCGGGGCGCTCGATGCTCGGCTATTTGCTCGGCGGCGGCGCTTTCGCGGCTCCCGGTGCGATCTTGCCGACGCTGGCAGCGGCCGGCGCTGCATCGCTTCCGTACACGCAAGCAGGCGGCAAGCTGGCGACGATGCTACTTACGAAGCGGCCTGCGGTCGCGATCCCAGTAGGGAATGCGCTTTCCCGCTACGGCGTCCCACTCGCCGCGCCTGCGGGCAACGCGCTCGTCAATGCGATCACAGGTCCGTAGAACCCATGCTTTGACGCGCGGAAACGCCACGGACAGCGCAGCAATAAAGGCGGCAGTAAAGACCATCCGCCAGAACTGATCGTTATTCATTTGATCCCTCGACCCCGCCTAGTGCGGGGTTTTTTTATTGAGGCACGCATGCAGCTTATACCCAATGCAAAGCAGCAGTTTATCGACCAAAACGGTGCGCCGCTTGCAAATGGTACTGTCGGATTCTACGCCCCCGGCACGTTAAATCCAAAGACTACTTATCAGGATGCGGCCGGCACCATTGCCAATACGAATCCGGTGCAACTCGACAGCCGCGGCCAGGCTTTGATATGGGGTTCGGGCGTCTTTCGCCAGATCGTCAAAGACTGCAACGGCGTCACGATTTGGGATCAGATCACCGAAGACTCCAATTCCGGCCTGTCGGGGAACATTACTGACGCGAAATTCGCCGCTGGCGCTGATTTCACGCCCGGCACGACGACAAGCCTGACGCTTCCTATCTCGCCCGGCGCGTCGTCGAACATGTGGATTTTCTTCGATGCGGCATATC